AAGAGGGAGTGGTATAGACCATTTGCCGCCATGGTTTTAGAAGAGGATGCCCACCTTTATTTTGATGATGTTGTTCCAAGTCCATACATGACTGTTTGTTTTCCCGTAAAGTCTGATATAATACCTGGAGTGACTCATGTTGATGGGACCTGTAGGGTTCAAACAGTATCTTCTGGGCACATGTATGATGTACTTCAAGAGTTTAAAAAATTGTCGGGTCATGGCATTCTATTGAACACTAGTTTTAATCTTGCTGGTCATCCCCTTGTCGAAACTCCTGATGAGGCATTTAATACTTTAAATTCATCCTCACTAGATTACCTTTGGTTTTACGAAACCAAACAGTTGTTTAAATCCACTTTTTGATATATAATTTACAAATGGTGTCTACACTAATGGATCCAGAGTTTTCAACTCTATACTACGATGTAGAGAGAGCGATTGACTACGCCTTTGAAGGTAAGTTTATCCTTGATCTATATCAGTACCTTAAAGTAAATAATGCAAAGCGCCGTCAGGCGGAAGAATTTATCTCAAGTGCTACTGCTAATGAGATAAGTGAACTTGTTTCTGAACTTGAAGGATATCTTGAAGGTGGTCAGGATTCAAATCATAAGCAACTACGTGAAGCATACGGACACATTTCAAAACCACAAGCAAGGAAAATAAAAGAATATCTTCATGGTATTCTTCAAGACGCCTGGAGATATAGTCATGACAAACGACCAGGAAGACGCAAGAAGTCAACTAAATAGATCAGAAGAGTCTCCAGAAATTAATCGGGGATTTGAGTTAATGTTGCGACACCGCAGCAGGAGGGAGAAGACCAAACCAAGAACATTTGGTATAATGTTTGGAAAGGTTATCTCTCTCCTCAAACGAGAGATACACTTTCATTTTGAGTTAAAATTAGATATTATCAAAAAGAGATAGTCTCGGGAGCAGTCCAATGTTAGCAATTACTCTTACCTTCTCCGCACTGTTTTCTATCATGTTTTTAATGGTAGGCGGGGTAATTGGATGGATGGCAAAGCAACACCTCTATGAATCAGTCGCTGTTGCATACACACATCCCGAAATGTTCGATGAAAATGGGAATGTTATTCCTGATGAAATTTTAGCCGTGAGGTTTGAAAACAATTATGACGACTACGAAGACGAAGAAGACGAATAAACCTCTTCCAGAACTCCAACCAAATCCATTTCAGTTTGAAATTCTTGAGTTGGTAAATGCTCAAAGAACCGTAGCAAAAAAAGCAGAGGTCCTTCAAAAATACAGGAACGAAGGACTTACTGCTATTTTAATTTGGAACTTTGATGATACCGCTCTCTCAGCTCTTCCTGAGGGAGACGTTCCCTATTCGAGGGTAGAAGAGCAGTCTGCTACAAATGAATCCCTCTCTTCCAGTCTTGAGAAGTTGAATAAAGTTCAGGGTCTTTCTAAGATGGATGAAGTTGTTCGTAAAAGAGCAACATCAATTCGTAAAGAGTGGCAAAACTTTTACAACTATCTTCAGGGAGGCAATCCTGGTTTGACTAATCTCCGTAGGGAGACTATGTTTATTCAGATGTTGGAAGGTCTGCATCCCAAAGAAGCAGAGATTATGATTCTTGTAAAAGACAAGAGACTTCAGGAAAAATATAAGATTACTCAATCTGCAGTTGCTGAAGCTTATCCAGATATCCAGTGGGGAGGAAGAAGTTGAGTTGTAAGATACTTATTTTACATAAAGACTGTCATCCAGATTTAGCACAAGATAGGACTCTTCCATACACTGCGTATCTTGTAGAGTATATTAGTGAAGAGTCTACTCACTGGGATATTGTTGTCACTGGTAAACAATTAGATATATTTGATTATTATTGGGACACATATCGAGAAGGTCTAATCGGATGGAAACAAACTGAAGGAAGAGTTAATCCTAAACTTTGGAATAATCCAGCAAACAAGAAAAAAAAGTAGAGGATATTATGAGTAATGGTTTTGGTGGAGGAACTACTGACGGTAAAGCAAAAGTTTACGTTCAGAAGGAAGAAGTAGAAAAATTAATCAAAGAATATAAGAAGATTAAAAAATACATGAAGTCCCCCATTTTTGCTGTTAAAAATTTAGATGGAACTGAACAGGTAGTCAAAGAACTGCTAGACAAATATGGTGATGAGAACATCTGATTATTATAATTTTGATTGGAGTTCCTATAAGTCTTTGGTTGATAGTGCAGTTTCCAAAAATACTTTTTAGATTATAATGTTATAGATCAAGTTGAATTTGAGTATGATGCATTCTATGTGTCTGAAAGATATAAGTTATTGTATCTTCCAATATCTAAAAATGCATCTACCTCATTAAAAAATTCATTAGATTTTGAACCTATATATCAAGTGCCAAAAATAGGCAACCAGTTTGATTTAGAGATACCAGAAGAATATAAACGAGATTATAAAATCTTTGTTCTGATACGACACCCTAAAGACAGATGGATATCTGGATTTAATGAGTTTTTATCTGAGTATAGTTTTTATTTAAAAGATTCCAATTCAAAGGAAGTTATCTTAGAATTAAAGAATAAAAAGTTTATATTTGATGGACATACATTACCACAATTCAGTTTTATAGATTATTGTTTTTCTCCATCAACAATAGATTTTAAACTGAATCTTATAAACCTGGATGGAGATATTGATGCAAAGATATCTGATTTGTGTCAAGAACCTGTTAAATTAAATTATAAAAATAGTATGAGCAGAGATCAATTAAAGATTGATAATTATGAATTGTGCTATAAAATTTTTAATGATTACTGCTTAAAGCAAAAAAAGTTTCTTGATCTTTATAAACAAGACTACGTTCTTTACGGAAATTCTACCTAAAATTTGCTTCGGAAAAATGAAATGGGCAAGCATTATCTTTTAAATCTTTATGGTTGCTCATTTGAGCACTTAAATTGTGAATTATTTCTCATTGGATTGCTTGAAGCAGCAGCAATTGCAAGTGGCGCTACAGTACTTCAAACAATCTCAAAAAAGTTTGATCCACAAGGAGTAACTGCAATTTGTCTTCTCTCAGAAAGTCATATTAGCATTCATACTTGGCCAGAGAAAGGGGAAGCGGCAGTAGATGTCTTTACTTGTGGTCAATGTGATCCAAAAATTGGATGTGATATTATAATCGAGCAATTAAAAGCAGATAATAATACTCTTAGTTATATCGAACGATGATACACAAATTTTTTGACTTTATAAACGTTCCACTTGTTGCTTCTATTTTAGGAGCATTACTTTTGTTTCCTTTTGCTTATTTTATTTACGATTCTAAGAAAAATCCTGAAAAATACAAAGAGCATTGACAAACAAAGTAATACCTACTATACTTTCTAGTATGAATACCTTTAATTATGGCAACCTATAAACCATACTCTCCTGAGTGGCATAGATACCGCTATCTTAAAGAAGCGGTAGATAAATATCTAGACGACTACGTTGATCCCAGTATTGTTTTGGGAGACATCCGAGATATTTTAAACGCTCGTTCAGAAGCGGCGTATGAAGAGTTTACCAGGATCAACAAATTAGAACACTACCTGTCGGAAGAATAACATGCTTTCAACTCAATACAGACTACGATTGGAATTTATTTGTAAGTGTATTGCTAATGGAGAGGAGGTTAAACTAGAAGATATGATCTGGGCAGAGAAGTTGGGTAAAGCAAATACTTCTGCCAGAGAGATGCTTAAAAGGGCAAGAGGACGTGCTGCTAATCCTGACATGGTAGAAGGTAGTATGGATGACTTCATGAACAAGATGGGTTTGGGTGACCCAGACCCATCAAATCATCGCACTGGTTTTGGTAGTGCCGATGAGATTGTAGATTGGTTCAATCAAGATAAACCAGATGATTGGAGGCAACGTGACTGATAAACTAACTGCAGTGATTTATAGTAATGGTAGTCAAGAGTGTGAGCGTATGAGTATGCTCCTTAAGTCTCTTGGTGGAGAGTTCCACGAATACCTAGTGGATTGTGACTTTAGTGACAGGCAGTTCCGAATGGAATTTGGTCAGGAAGCAACCTATCCCCAATGTGCTATTGGAAACAAGCATGTTGGTAGTATGAAAGAAACTCTTCAATACATGAGTGAGAATGGAATGTTTGTGTAGTGCAAATTGATACTATTATTGTTGATAATTTTTTAGATAATCCAGACAAAGTTAGGGAGTCTATACTGACAGTCTCATTTAATACCTCTGGAAAATTTCCTGGTCTTAGATCTGATAGTGCAGATGATGACTATCAGGTCATGGTAAAGGAAAAAATTCATACAATATTTGGTCGAAGATTTAAGTTTAGAACTGACAGAGACTGCTTTAAATTTCAGTTGTGTCTACATTCAGATACAACATGGATTCATAAAGATGATACTGACTGGGCAGGAGTTCTTTACTTAACCCCAAATGCCCCTGTCAATTCTGGAACAGGAATATTTGACAAAGAAGATAATCTTGTTACAATGATTGGCAATCTTTATAATAGGATCGTCTTTTACAGGGGAGATCTGTATCATAGAAGTATAATACCTGGATTTGGGAGCAGTCTTTATGACGGCAGACTAACCCAGGTATTTTTCTTTGATGAACAAGACTAAACTGTATCACGTTATACAAGACTGGTTGCCTATATATCTTAGTAGTGCTATAATGCACACACGTTCATCCCATTCGCTGTTTGCGAATAGCGAATGAGACGCAAGTAAGTCGCGGAACGGAGC